TGTGTAAACAAAGTCAGGCTCATAGTGCTTAGGAACAAGATAAAAGATGCGTTGTTCTGGGTGATACTCGCAGCACTGCATAATCTCATGTGCTGCTTTCTCAAACTTGGAATCATATTTCACTGGGCTTCTCATACTTGTCATCGTCTGAGCGCAACAGATACAGAAGTTGTAGACTCTCCATCAGTCTGTCTTCATCCAGATCGTTGTCCCAATAGTGAGTAAGACAAGTACTGTAACACTCCCACTCTGTTGTACACGGGTCAATGATCTTGTCTGCTTTCTTGGGACCGATACCGTGTATGCCGGGTATGTTGTCAACCCTGTCACCCATCAGCGCCTGCTTGTACAACCAGCGCATAGCATCTTCTTTGTTAAATGCATTTAACATTTTCTTGGTGTAGTCATACATACGACAAGGTATCTGTTTGAAGTCTTTATCTAGTGAGCAGATAATAACATCGTGGTCTAGCTCAGTCGATTTCATTGCAATAGCATCATCAGCTTCCATGCCATTGACAACCTGTGCGTTCCATTCTGACACCATGAACTCACGTAACAGATTCTTGTGTACTGGTACTCGCTTGTCAGAACGATTACCTTTGTAGGGTAGGGTAACGGCAACCTCGTCCCTGAAGTTACCCTTACCCGTTAGGTACACAATACTGGATGTATAGTGCTTAGACAAATCCATGACCATCTCGGACAGGTAGTTGTCTAGGGTCTGCGTTGCAACGTCTTCAGTCTCTTCGTCACAGGCAAACCCTACACGGTACACCAGCATATCACCATCAATCAGTATCACAGAGCTTCCATCTCTTCGACTTCAGGTGCGTACTCTACAACCTCATCAATCACAAGACGCTTGAGTGTGGCACTACGACCTTTCTTCTTGAGGTACTCCCAATCGTAATACCCGATGAGGCACTTGGCTTTGGAACCATTACCCACAATGACTCCCGCTTCTGGGTCGTCCATGTCGTCTCGGGGTGTGCGTCCCTTGATAAGCATCTCAGATCCGTCTGGGTTGAATGCTCGGTACTTGTTGTTAGATTTACAGGTGATGTACGATCCACGCTCATCTCCTTTGTTGTTGATACTGATACCCATGTCTTCCAACGCAATGACCGCAGCGTCAGAAAGGTTGGCAAGATCAACTGTGTACTTACCAGCTAACTCATTCTTGTGAGTCAGGTTAGGCCAGAACAAGTCACACTTTACCATTACGTTGGGTGCTTCATTAGACATACGAAATATCTCCGTTAATTAAACTTACCATAATATTATACCACATAAAATAGAATTGTGCTAGTGAGTATCGCACCAACTAGTACCAACTCTATACTCTCCGTCCAGCGGACAGTTCAGTTGCAGGAGTTCACCTGCGAATACCATTGCGTTGACGCAAGACTTACCAATGAAGTCTGCATCTTCTGGTTTGCATTCTATCTGCCACTCATCGTGTACCTGTGCAACCAGCTTGAAGTTAACACGTTCCAACAAATCATACAGGATAACGATAGCCTGCTTCATCACCACAGCGCCAGCACCTTGCAACAATGTGTTGAGTGCTGCATGTTGTGATCGTACCCGTATACGTCTGCCATCCAGTCCAGTTAAGAACCCTGTCTCTGCATCAGTCATAACCTTTGACCGCAGCTTTGCCAGCGCAGGTGTGTTCTTTAGGAATGCTGCCTTGAGACGCTTACCGTGTGCGGCACTGCCTCCTACGACACTGCCTATCTTCGCATCACCTGCACCGTACAGGAACGCATAGATGAATGTCTTAGCCTGATCTCTTGTCTCTAGTCCTGCGGCTGTCTGGTTAGCTGTGTGTATGTCACCTGATAGTATCTCGTTGGTGTAGGATTCATCATCCATGTAGTGTGCAAGCATACGTAGTTCAAGACCGCTGGCATCAGCACCAACAAGAACACGGCCTTCTGGAACGGTGAACAGCTCACGACACTGCTTACCATACTCAGCCCTTACAGCAGGCACTTGAGCCATGTTCGGAGAGGAGTGCGCCATCCGTCCGGTGACAGCGCCGATGTGCCTGACTCTGCCATGTATTCTCTTGTCTTCGCCAACTGCTTTAATCCACGAGTCAACTTGAGAGGCTCGTTTCTGGCAGAGAAGATAACGTAGTATGATCTTTGCCTCTGGAATGTGAGTCTGCTTTTTAAGTGTCGCCTCATCGACTTTCGGTTTTCCTGCGGGAGTGAGTTCCTTCCACACAGCACCCTTGCCAACAAGCCGCTCTGCAATTTGTTGTCTACTACCGACATTGAATACCGTAACTTTGTCCTTGAGTTTCTTACCTGTCTTGTCACTGTACCTCTCCTCTACTATGGGTGGGAACACTTGTTGTAGGTCGTTCTCTATCCTAGTCATACGGGTAATCAGTTCGTCGTACAGCTTGACTGCACCATCCTTGTCAAACTCAAACCCGTTCTCTTCCTGATCCCTACAGATGAACGCAACGCTATGCTCCAGATCAACACAATGTTTAGTGAATCCAAACATCTGCATCTGTGACATGAGCGCATTGTGCAGACGTTCGGTTACGTCAACATCTCTTTTGCAGTACTCCACCATTTCATCAGAGAGTTCTTCCCAATCCGTATGCTCACCTTTAGGAAACCCGAGCCTAGTTCCCCAAGCAGCGAGGCTGTGACCACCATCCAAATCGGGATGAAACAAACGAGAAAGTACGAGTGTGTCCACAACTCTGTATTCTGGAATGCGTGTACCCCATAACCTGTTAAGGACAGGAACATCATACCCAATAAGGTTATGCCCGCATATCGATCCACCCTTTGCCAGTTCATCCATTAAGCTCCGTCTAGATAAGTGGATCAAGTGAGCTTCGTTCGATCTCTTTGTAACCACGCAGTGTATCTTCGTAGGGTTCAGGCCGTCTGCCTCTATGTCTATAAACACAGTATTCGTAGTAGGCGAGATCAAGCGTTTGTCTACTTGAGAGTTCATAACCATTCTCCCTCATCTCCATATTCTGTTCTTGTGCCATAATCCAACTGCTCATCTTCGACATATTTAATCTCCTCAAGATCATATAAGTCAGCATAGTCTAGATTACCTACCGCTGTCAAGTCATCATCAACAAGGAATCGACTACACTCGTTGCACATATCAACAAACTCACCACTAACACTAAACTTCTTGGTCAGTTCGTAGTTACTTAACACCTTATCACAAGCTACACATCTCATTCAAATACCTCTGAGAGTCTCCCCGTATCTTTGTTATACATCAGCGACGTAGCTGGGCCTGTCATGCCACTGAATCTATTCTTGAGTACACGCACGTTGGTAGTGTTACGTACCATAGGATCTTCTGCCTGTGCGTTGCGCTCTAATCCTAACACGATGTCACTCAGTTGTGCTATCGCTGCTGAACCACGTAGCTGTCCAAGGCTGGTGTATGCACCGTCCTCATGTCCCTTACCATCAGGCCGCTTCAGGTGTGACACAACAAACATACACACACGCATCTCCTGACAGAACATACGTAGCTTGGTCATGATCTCATCGATAGCCTTGCGTTCATCACCGTTGTCCTGATCCGACACCAGTATTGAGATGTGATCCAGCACAATGTACTGAACACCCAGCACCTTGATCTGATACCTGAACCTAGCCAACACGTTTTCTATCTTGTTGGAGCCAAAGGTATCCCACAGTACAACACGGTCATCAAGGTCAAGGCTGTCGAACACTTGGTCTACCTCACTGGCTGAGTAGTCACAGCCCGGAAGGTGGATAGGCTTGTTGATTTGTAGTCCCACTAGACCACGCGCTGTCCTGTCTGGTGTCTCTTCAAGGAAGGCTAGTCCCACCCTGTCGTTGGTCTGCCCAAGTATGGAGAACACTAGCTCACGCATGAACGTAGACTTACCTAGACCAGAGCCAGCACAGATGGTGACAAGCTCAGTCGGACGTACACCAAACGTCATGTCGTCAAGTCCCTTGTATGGGTAGCGTACCTCTGCCTCCTCCAAGGGTTTCTTCAACGCCTCACGTAGAGAACCCAACATCACCATGCCATCAGGTGTGTAGGTCTTCGCTGCCCACCATCGCTTAACAAACTCATCCTTGTCTGCGTTCAGCAGGTAGTCACATGCATCCTTGTGCTCACCATGATGATAGATCCTAGACTTGCCACCAAAGATATCAGCACATTCTAGAGCAGCAGCGCGGCCATGATCGTCGTTGTCAAAGCAAAAGATAATATGATCGTACTGATCCAGAAAGTCGTAGGCTCTGCGGCAATCAGCAGCAGCACCTTGGGCACCATTACGAATAGACACAACAGGATACTTGCCACCAAACATTTGATAGGCTGCCAAGGCATCGAACTCTCCCTCCACTACGGTTATGTATTGACCACCAGTAGGGAACAGATGCTGACCATACAGTCCAGCCTTCTTCCAGTCCCCACCAATCTTGAACTGCTTGTCTGGATACCTAGTCTTCACCGCCACTAGCTCACCCTGTGGTGTGTGATAACCAAACAATACATTGCCAGCTTTCTGCTGGGCTGAGTATGCCGACATGGTATCGGCAGTTAGACCCCTGTCCTGAAAGCCTCTGTATGGCTCTGTGAAGGCCGCTTTGTCGAACCCTTGTCCGGGCACTACTCGTTCCTTAATGTTGCTCACAGTCGCTCCTGTGGACTCTGAGGGGGTGAACTTAGCACAAGCAAAACAATAACTGGATCCATCCTCGTTGTAAGACAACGCATCACTAGAACCACAGTCATCACACTCTTGATGTAGCTTGACGAATGTCATCAGTGTATCGACTCCTCTTCTCCAAACAGACTGGTGTATTGCTCAGTTATATCTTCTTCGCTGAGTTCAGATAACAACTCACGCTGACTCTGGATAAACATATTCATCAACGTGCTGGCTGGTACGTGAAATATAGCGTACTCAACTAGCTCTTCAATCATCTGGTCTTTAGTCATATGTAGTTCCTATGTATTAGTAATAGTATTATTAATAATAGTAATACTTAGTTATCTATATAGAGAGTATAACACATTTCAAAAGAAAAAGGCAATGTACTATTCACACTGTTTAACTCTCCGTCCCTGCTCACCGTAGTACTGCTCAACCTCCATGTCAAGTAGACATAAAAACTTGTCTAGTTTACCTGACCGCTTCAGTTTCCACAGCGCCCTGCGCTCGATGTTGCGTACTGATTCACGCGAGATACCCAACACCTCTGCTATCTGCGCGTGTGTCATACCGTCTCTCATTTAAAACCTCATCATTGATCTGTCTTTCAGCTTGACTAGCTTGCCATTCTTACCACAGTACAGGTCAACAAAGAAGTCAGTCTGCATTGCCTTCCTGCTCTTGAACACCATGTACTCAGTGCCATCATCTGGTTTGAAGTCACGCAGTCGTTTCACCACACGGTACACAGCCATACGCCCCGGCTTCAACTCAGTAACTGGTTTGATGTAATAACTCATAGCTCATACTCCTACCATTGATACAAAGTTTAAAGTAATTATGTAGTAATCTTGAAAGTCCTCTTCAGATGCGTCACTGTCTGGACATGATGCAGTAAACGTCACGCCTCTTTCAGCAAACAAAGCACAAAGCTCACCTAAGTTTTCTAAGTTACCACAATATATTCTCATAGCTCATACCCTCCAAAGGCTTCGTCTAGTTTACGGTACACATTATCCGTCCAATCGTTCACGCTGTAGTCAGAGATCACAACCATAGGCTCGTTCTCTGATCCGTTGTGGTAGATCAACGAGAACCACCCACGACAGTTACCATCCTTGTCGTATGCCTCAAGCTGATCCATATCAGTCTGTGCTAGGTTCTTCAGGATGTGGAGCTTGTCACTACACCCATGCACAGCCAGCTCCTCTCCGTCCCAGATGGATACCTTACCGTCATCCCGTAGGCACATATCTACCAGCTTCTGAACCACAGGCCGTTCACACGGTGCTGCATACTCTGGATACTTGTTGTCAAACATAACAATCATGCTCTTTCCTCCATGTCATCTGCAATTAGATCATAAATATAAGACGAGTTGAACCAATCAGTAACAGGCTGACCACGCACCCTTATGAAGTAATCATCAACCACGCCGCTCATCTCGTCAAACGAGTACTTGATCGTGGCACATACTGTCATCCACGGGCAGTCCAGTTCAGTGTCAAATGTTCTGTGTATCATCGCTCCTCTCCAACACGTTTATCATCCGATCAATGTGTTCCAGTGCCGCTGTCTTACCCAGCGCCATGCCATGCATGAAAGATCCTAAGCTAGTATCAAACCTATCACGCTTGTACTTACGCATCTCTCTCAGGTTGTCAGCCTTACAATCACGCAGGTTCTGCCTGAAGTTACGCAGTTCTGTCAGTAGATCAGGACTCATTTGTTTTTTCCTCCTCAAGTTGTCGGATCTTTTCACGCAGCTCTTGAAGCTGGTTCTGCGTGGTAGTTAGGTGACGTACCTGAACACTCTTACCATACTCGTACACATTCTTCACCAGTTCCAGTGCAGACTCAACCGTTAGTAAGTCAGATACCCGCCACAGGAAAGACTCCTGATCCATACCCTCAAGCATATGATCAAGTATGTCTCCATCACCAAACCCCCATCCTTCCATCAGCTCTAGTGCGTCGCTTACGGTGTCAGGTTGCAAGTACTCCATGATCTCATCATCGTAGTCTGCAAGGTCAATGGTATTCGTTACTTCAATCTCACTTCTTCTCCAACCCATGATACTTCTCCTCAAATGTTAAACGCATTTAACTACTTAACGTGCTCGACAATGACCGAGGCCGTGTCGAACTTGTAGCACAGCT